GATTTTACATGATAAATTCCACTTAGTTTATTTTCTAACTCTATAGAAGTATTAGGAGTATTTCCTGCATGTTTCCATTGTATACCATCTTGAGCATAATAAATTTCATATTCTCTAACAAAAGTATATAATGCATTATCATCTATATTTCTAGGAGGATCCCAACTAAAAGTTAAACATTGAATTGAGGCGTCAGAGTCACTAGCTTTCTTTAATGTACCACGATAGCTTATATTAGTAACTGGTGGGGTTACTTTGAATGTAGAAGGTAAGAAAATTTGTCTATCTTCACTTAGTGCTTCGTTTTTATCTACAGCATCAAATTTTGTAGCATTATATTCTAACCCTTGTATTTCAAAGATCCCTGGATCGCCTTCTGCTATTTGTAGTATTCTAAATAATTTAGCTTCTTCTTTAGTTTTTCCTGTTGAAAGAGCGGATCTTGAAATAATCCACATTGAGTCTGCTGCTGGAGCTTCTGATAATATAACACTATTAAGTCCGGCAGTACTTATAGTAAGACTACTAGGATCTGCATTATCACTAGCATCTATAAATTTAGTTTCAGTTTGAGTAAATGGAGTCCATTGAACAAATACCATATTACCATCGTTATCAAATACATTGGCAGCTTTTTCTTCGCTATCCAAAGTTATATCGCCCTCACCATCTTCCCAACCTCTGCTAGCGTCAATAATACCATCGGAGTCTCTCCAATTAGTAATTTCATTTCCTCTTACAAGAGCAGTATTTACTCCTTGAACTTCAATAGTTGCTTGATCTTGTGCTAGTAGTGCTTTATATCCTACAAAAGTAAGAGTTACTTGATAATCATTATAGTTATACCCTGCTTCTTTCTCCCATTGTCTATCTAGTTTTATACTTGAAGTAGAAGAACTTGATTTTACTCTACCTCCCCAACTCTTACCTGTTTTAGCATTATCCATAACCTGAACTATATCACCAGGTCTTATAAATGCCGCATTTATACCAGTAGCAAAACTAATTGTATTAGTATGTAAATGATTACTTAAAAGTTTCCATTTTCCTAATCGTCTAGCTTGTCCTCTTGAAGTACACCCGAAGGCAGCTATAGAATCTGTTTTGAGAAATTCTGTATCTTTTTGCAGAATTTCTTCCAATTCTACTATTTCTGCCCTAGGTCTGTAATAGTCTTGTGGGTTGTTCCAATTTACTATTACTTGATTAGTTCTAGTCTTGTTCGCTGTGCCTTCATATTTAAACTCACCGTTTATAACATTACCAGTAGTAAATTGATATACTGGATCTTTTTCAGAATCTTGAACTACATAGGCTTCTCCATTTAGCCAATAAGTCATTCCTCTAAATATACCTGTTACATCATTTAAAACTTTAAATGCTTCCTGCTGTCCTGCTATTACTAAATTACAAGAAAAACGAGGTTCAAATTCTCCCGTTGATCCAGTATAATTAGCGTCATTAGTAGTATATAAACTAAGTAAATCTGCGGCTGCTACACCTGCAGGTACTAATTCATCACAGTATCTACCAATTTGATATAATTCCCATTTATTAATTTGATTTTGGCTTATGTAATTACCTAGCCCATAAATCTTATTAGTAATTAAATCATTATATACCCATGCTGGATTATTACACCATGTGTTATAGAAAAGTCCGTCCCAATCATGTTCTACTGTTGTGATTTTTTCAGTTGAAGCGTCTCGTCTATAATTAGCAGGAATAAGTACTTGTTCTACTGCTGTGGCGTTAGCAGAGCCCGAGCCATTATTAGTTATAGCTGAACCTAAAAGAATATTTGAGGTGGGAGATACATTTCTTAAATAAAGAGTAGTAGATCCATCAATTTTATCAATTAAACCTCCAGTGAATACTGTAGCTGTTTTTGTTCCTGCAGCTGTAGTTGAAGATAAAGTTTTTATTGTTGGATCTGTAGTTGATGTTGCAGGAGCGTTTAATGTGTAAGTAAATTGTGTGGTTGTAGTTGCTTCACAGTCAAAAGTGCCTTCCCAAAAATCTAATTCAGCGGATACTCCATCTATTAGTGCAGTAAAAACATTACCAACAGTTATTCCATGTGCAGCAGCACAAGTAGCCGTAGCTAAATATCCGCCATCAGCATTAGGATCTATTGGGTCGCCATTTTCATCTTCTGTTCCCTCCACTTCTGCCGCATTAGCAAAAACTGCAGTTATAGAAGTAAGACTTATTCCGTCTTGTTTTACACTATCTCCTACTACAAAATTATCAGTATTAGCGACAGTTACTTTACGCCCATTATAATCTATAGGAAAATGATTACTAGGAACATTAATTAATTTCCCGTCTATCTCATATCCTCTCGCAGGGATACTACTAAAAGCCTCTGCATCTATAGCTCCTGCTATATATGCAGTATAAGGGTATTCTAACTTATCTGCTATTGAAGCTTCTATACTATCTATATAAACTGAGTTTGAAACTTCATAAACACCACCCGATTTCTCACCACCAACTCTAGTTATTTTTAGTGCCCAATCTACCATTCCATTTGTAGCTTTATCTTCTTCTATATTAAAACCGAAAGTATGTGCATATTTACCACTTACTTTACCCATAAATCCAGTAGCGAATTTAGTAACTGAATGTTGAACTCCGTCAATATCTGTCCATCTAAAGACAATATCAAACATGACATTAGTTGTTCTTCTATCTCCTGCCTGATCCCCTGTTTTAGTAATTTTTACCATACCTGAAGTAGACATGGTAACTTTTATATAATCGGCATTTTGTTTTTCAAAAGATCCACTAGATATAGTATGATATTGGGGTTCATTTAATAATAGTTCTGCACTTCCTACTTCTTCAATTAGAGCAGCTGATGGAAAAGAATGAAAGAAATCTGCATTAGGAGTTTGTGTTGCGGCTCCTTTTGCTTCTACAATTCTAAAATTTTGTATATTGGGGTTTTTACTTCTTTGTCCTGTGCGTTGATTAACATCTCTCATTCTGGTTTCATCTACAAGTATTGAAGCATCTCCATAAACGAGACCTTTAATTGGACCTTCTGCAATAGCATCTATAAAAGCCGCGTGTTGTCGAGCAAACATATTATCATCTGCTTCAAACGGCTCTCTAGCTGATCCTCCTTTACCTCCGGAACCTATAACTTTTATTAAATTTTTTCTATCTTCTTTATTCATTATTACCAACCACCTTTCGGTCCTACGTGGTGTGGCCCATACCCATAACTGTATCTTCCAGCTGGAGAATTTTCTCCATGTTTATCTCCATCATCTCTAAAGCCTCCTATACCTACTAACTTTCTAGTTTTTAGGTTTTGAGATTCATTATTAGAAGTTGTAGTAAATAGAGATCCCATAATAGTTTTAGAACCTGTTATCATTCTTCCATATACTAATGGAATTGGTTCTCCTTGTTTAACTGTATTAACTGGACCTGAAAATAAATAGTTTTCTGCTTTACTTGCAGTTGTACCATCGGGAGTATCAGGAGCAAGTAACATAGAAGCTCCTCCAAGTAATAAACCCATTCCTAAATAGGCAGCTCCTTGAAAAGCTAAAATTCCAGTTACAGTAGTACCTGCAGCTGCTGCTGCTCCTGCCATAGTAAATGTTCCTGCCGCAGAAATGCCTCCAACAGCAGAAGCGGCTATAAATGCTTCAGTTCCTGCAACTGCTGTTGCGCCTACCATACCAGCTCCTGTGCCTGCTGCACCAAACATTCCTGGTATAGCTGCGGCTCCAAAACCACCTGTCATAGCAATTAAAGCTATTCCAAGTATCATCATTATTCCTGCATTTTTACTACCAGCAATTATTGGAGTAAAAGTATATGATTGACTCATGCTAGGATTTGTTAACATACATTCTTCTAGACTAACTTGTTCATCTCCAACTAAGACATCATAGCCTTGTATATTTTCTCCTTCAATTAAATATTGTTTAAATCCAGAACGTTGAGCTGCAATAGCCTGAATAGCTTCTGCAGGCGAGTTTACTGCTAGGTTCCACTCTGACCCAAACTTTTCTCCCAACATTCCTTCTAAATATACTTTTCTCATTTGAATTTATTATGTCTTAATCTTGCTCTGGCTATTTGATTCCAGATTCCGTGATAATTATCTCTACATGACAACCTCTCAGGGGCATGATGTAGCATCTTTCCTCTACCTACATATATTCCTGCATGATTAGTTGTATCTGCATTTAATGCCATTAATATAACATCATGAACTTGTAAAGTATCGTCTGTTACTTTAGTAAAGCCTTCACTTGCATATCTATCTAGATAATAATTTTTTCCTTTTTTCCAAAAATCCCATTCGTAATCCCAATCAGGTTTAAAATGAATATCCTGCTTGGCGAAATAATCTTTTACTATTGTATAACAATCATATACACCAAAAACAAAAGGTCTTCCAATTAAATCAAAAGACTCTTTCTGAGGTTCTATTTTTACCCATTCATCCTTCCAGCCAAAAATGTACCAAGGGATTCCTAATCTATTACATGCAGCTCTATCTACAGGACTAGGTGTAGGTTCTGCATTGGGGTGACTATGTATTACTCCTACTATATCTCCTTCATCAGCAACTGTTTTGTAGTCATAAGGATCAATTACAAAATCTTGTCGGGGATCTTCTGCTTTATTTTCGCATGGAAAAAACTTAATTCGTCCTTTTCTAACTGCTAATAAGCCACAGGCTTCCTTGTCTACTTCTTTATATACGTAGGCTTTTACTTGTTCTAGTACTGGTTCGATCATTATCCGAAACTTGCTCCTGGGAATCCCCCGAATGGAAGAGCCACATTATCTGTTGTTTGATGTTTAACTTTAGCCTCTGCTTGAGCATTTGTTGAGGCACCTCCGCCTGATATAGAAACGGTTGGGTTACTAGTATATCCGCTACCTGCATTAGTTATTGTGAAGGTTAATATTTTTCCACCTGTTATAGAACCTGAGTTATCAGTCTCTGTTCCATTAGCTCTAACTGCTGCGTCAACTCCACCACCCCCAGAAATAGTAATAGTAGGTTGACCAGTATAACCTGATCCTCCCAGTAATACTCCTGTTCCTACTACACCTGTGTATGTTTTTACATGAACTACATCTAACTGTCCACCATTAACAACATGAGCAAATCGTTTTGAACATGAATTTAAACGTTTACCACAAATATCTCCAAATACCCAATAAGATATATTAATAGGCTTTATTAAGTCTTCAATATCATCAATGGCTAAAATTATATGTTCTACTATACATTTATACAAAGTATTTCTGCAAGCTTGAATATACCCTTCAGTAGATAAAGTTCCATCTGCACTACTATCCGTTCTAACTATAATAGTTGAAGTTGCCCCAGATCCCCCTTTAGAATCAACATATAAAGGAACATTTTTATGGTTCCACCTTGCATCTATTGCTCCTTTAATAACTAACCAATCTCCTACGGCGAATTCAGCGGCAGTCGCTGCTGGTACTGTAATAGTTACTCTATTAGTTGCATTTTCAGTCATAGTAGTAATTTGATATAAATTTCCTATAGGTCTCTGATATTCTACATAATCGCCTACTTCATAAGTTACACTATTCTTATATAAGTAGGTTTCAGATCCAGCTTTGACTAAATCATGTCTACCCCAAAAAGTGTATTCATTACCTGTAGCAGTAGCGGCATCTTTAGTAATTTGATTATCGTCTTTATCAAAATATAAAGGATCTGTAACTCCTGCTAATCTACTATCTTGCTCCCAGTCACAACCACCTTGTGTTGTATCTTTATACTTCCAAGGACAGCGTGCTGCTAAGATATTTCTTCTAGGTAATTTAATTCCTTCTACATCAAATGCAGAAACAAGTTCAAATTCGACTTGCACAGGTGTTTCAATAGATTTTCTTTCTATATAAAAAATATCTCTATTAAATTCTACGGGTGGATTTGTACCTAAATACTTTTCAAGAGTCTTTCTTCTTATAATTTTTGCTCCAACTAAA